GCAAAAGATTTGATATTTATAAAAGTCAGCAAACATTGTTTTAATGGGAAGGGTAAGAAAGCAGAGAGAGATTAAAAGACTAAGTGGTACTTTAAGGGCGGACACAGGTAACGACCTTCAGCCTGTATATCCGATAGTAAGGGCTGGTGAAGCACCTACATTCATCAATGACATTGCAAAAGAAGAATATTACAGGTTAGAGGAATTATTATCGAAGCAGAATGTACTTCAGGAAACCGATAGAATGATGTTGGCGATTTACTGCAATGAACTTAGCGTCTATTGGAATGCTATTTTAAGCATGAAGGATGAAAGTGTGGTTGCAGGTGGTAGTCCGGGCAAGAGAGCAATAGCAGCAGAATACAAGGTGGCAGCCATAGCCTTAAAGAACATTATCAAGATAGCGGAGAAGTTTGGGTTAACACCAAGTGACAGACCACGAATTTATATTAGCGAGAAGCCGGAAGATGGCGACCCGATGGAAGATTTAGTTGATTAAAAATAAAAACAAGAACAATGGAATTTAAACATGAATTAGGTAAAAAAGCAAAAGACAAAATTACCTTATTTGAAGGTATTATAGTTGGTAGGGCTGAACATTTATTCGGGTGTGCAACTTATGGACTTGCACCTCAATCTTATGATAAAGAAAAACAAAAGAGAGGTGAAACGGAGTGGTTTGACGAAGGAAGGTTGGAAATTATTGGAGATGGGATAACAAGAGAAGAAGTATCAACCGAAATACCAGGATGTGATTATAGAGATCATCCTTAAAAAATGACAGGTTACGACAGATACATAAAAGACGTTCAAAGCGGAAAGCAATTAAGTTGCGAATACGTTAAATTGGCAGTTCAGCGTCATATTAACGACTTAGAGCGTACAGACATATATTTTGACCGAGAGGAAGCGGACAAGTCAATAGCATTCTTCAGACGTTTAAGGCACACTAAGGGCGAATATCAGAACAAATTGTTCCAGCTTACCGATTGGCAGGAATTTATTATTGCAATGGTGTATGGGTGGAAGCGAAAAGACGGAAGGCGAAGGTTCAGGAAGGTTTACAATGAGGTAGCAAGGAAGAACGGAAAGACAGAGTTATTGGGAGCAGCTACCTTAAAAGCCTTAATTGCAGATGGGGAGAAGGGTGCAGAGGTATATTCAGCAGCCACGAAAAAAGACCAAGCCAAGTTTGTGTTCAATGCTGCCAAGTACATGGGTATCAAATTAAGGACTGAAAGCAAGATTGTAAACAATAAATTGGAAATTCAGTCCGTAAGGATGAATGTTTTGAGTACAAACAGCTTTTTTGAGCCTTTATCAAGTGATTCAGACAAATTAGACGGTTTGAACACTTCTTTTGCTGCAATAGACGAATACGGAGCGCACAAGACCAATGAACTGTTAAAAGTCATTGAAACGTCAATGGGAAGCCGTTTACAGCCACTTTTATGGGTAATCACAACAGCATACTTTGACAGAGAAGCCCCATGTTATCATTTTAGGGATGTTTGTATCAAAATGTTAAGAGGTCAGGTAGTAGATGATAGCCTTTTTGCTATAATATACACTTTAGACGAAGGTGATGATTGGAAAGATAAGAATATGTGGGTTAAGGCGAATCCTTCAATCGGACTTACACCTTATTGGGAAACGATGGAAGATGCTTTCACAAGAGCAATAAACGAAGGACAGGTAGCAGAAATTCAATTTAAGACCAAACACTTAAACATTTGGACAACCACAGGAAGTACATGGATCCCAGATGATGTGTACCAAGAAGCCTATGATGAATACACAGAAGAAGATTTAGAAGGTGAAGAATGCTACGGGGCGTTAGATTTAGCCACAGAGAGGGATATTGCGGCTTATGCGCTGTTTTTTCCTAAAAGTAAGCGGTTTTTGCATTATTATTTCTGTCCTGAAGCTAAAATATTGGATAGGAAGCAAGGGGACGGAGTTGATTACCGACAATGGGAAGCAGACGGTCATATTATTGCTACAGCCGGGGATTGGATAGATTTTAAGGCTATAAAGGAAAAAGTGTTGGAATCTATAACAAAATATCGGGTAAAAGAGATAGAATATGATCCCTGGGGAGCGGCAGTTATTGTTCAGGAGTTGATTGACGAGGGTGTAACGATGTTTCCTTTCCGACAGGGGTATAAAAGTATGTCACCTCCGGCAAAAGAATTGAACAGTATGTTTCACCACAGAGAAATAAAGCATAACGGAAATCCGGTTACAAGGTGGATGTTTTCAAATGTAACGATAACCTATGATCCTACGATGGCAATTAAGATAGACAAGTCAAAGAGTTCAGATAAAGTGGATGGAGTGGTGGCACTTGTCATGGCGATAGGCGGTTGGATTGAAAACAGGGAAGATGAAGAAGCACAAGGGGATGTAATTTATAAACTATAATATGGAATTAGTATTTTACAAAGATTATTTTAATAGGTTTTACGAGATAGTAAGAAATTGCCAAAATAACCATGAGGCATATTTGAAATTAGAGGCTGAATATTACCAAAAGTACAATGTTCATCGCTATACAAGTTACAATTCTTTTATGAACGCTAAGGCTGCCTACATAAAAGGTAAATTTAAAAAAGATAGATCGCAGATTTATTAAAAAATAACACCTTTTATTAATATCGTGCTACTTTATAGGGCATATATTTGTATAGAAATATACATATATGTCTATAAGAGATTGGTGGGGAGGACTATTCAAGCGAGAATTGAAAGACTGGTCTTGGTGGAAAACCATGTTCCCTGCTTACTTTTCGGATAATAAAACCATAGTAACACCTCAGACTTCATTACAAGCAAGTGCGGTTTATGCATGTGTACGGATAATAGCCGGAACGATAGCTGCAATGCCATTTGTAGTACACGAAGATACACCAAATGGGAAGCGGGTAGCCTACGAACACGACCAATTCAGCTTACTTAAAAACAAACCGGGTTCTTACACTTCATTCGTTTTTCGTTTTAATATTTTGATGTATTACCTTTTATGGGGTAATGGTTATGCCGAAATAGTCAGAAACTCACTTGGCAGACCAATAAAATATATTATTATACCTTCATGGCAGGTTAAGGTAGAGGTAATGGGTGATGAAGTCTATTACAAGGTAGAAAACGAAGAAGGTACGAGGACTATCAAGGCTATAAACATGATTCACCTGTTTGATATGTCATTTGATGGATATGTAGGTGTATCGAGAATAGAATTTGCCAAAGAGAATATTGCTATGATGATTAGCAGCACTAAGTTTGGCAATAAGTTCTATGAAAACGGTACTTTTATAGGTGGTTGGTTGGAATTTCAGAAAACACTAAAGGCAGAGGACATTGCCAAATACCGGACAAGCTGGAAAGAAGTAAACGGTGGTATGAACAATGTAGGTGATGTCGCTATCATAGATCAAGGCACTAAATACAATCCTCATAAAATAAGTATGCCGTTGAATGATGCTCAATATATCGAAAGCAGGCATTTTGCGGTAGCAGAGATAGCAAGGATATTCAATGTTCCGCCTCACAAGATTGGCGACTTAAATAAGAGTTCCTTTAATAATATCGAACAACAGGCAATCGAATTTGTGGAAAACTGTCTGATGCCTATTGTCGTAATGATGGAGCAGGAGTTTAACTCCAAGATATTCAGAATGAGGGAAACCAATTACTACACTAAAGTAGAACTTAAAGGATTGTTGAGAGGCGATATTACAGCAAGAGGTGAATATCAGGCTAAGATGTTTGATAGGGGTGTATTCTCAATAAACGACATACGGAAACTTGAAGATATGGATAAAGTTGAGAACGGTGATGAAAGATTTGTACCATTAAACTTTACCACGATAGAAAAAGCGATAAGGGGAAATGAAGTAAACGATCCGATAAATAATAACGATAACAACGATAATAACAATTAAGATGAAGAAGGGGATGGAAATTTATAAGGACACCTTCAGTAGAGAATCGAGGTTACTGACAGTTGATGAAGATAGCAGGAGCATTCAGGGGATTTTGACTACGGAAGCACCTGCGATTGTATTCGATTGGTATAGGTGGGAGCCAATACAAGAAATCTTACTCATGTCAGGCGCACAAATACCTGAAAGGGTAGTGTTACTAAATGCACATAGTAGATGGAGTGGAAATGATGTTGTTGGTTCAACTAAAGATTTTGTCAATACTGAAGTAGATGGATATAAGGCAATATTAGCAACAAATTATTTTTCAGCAGCAGAGGATAAGTTATATACCAAAGCTAAAGAAGGACATTTGCGAGATACTTCCATAGGATATACGACTACTAAAGAAGATTCTATTGCTATTATGCCAGGACAAAAGGCAATAGTGGAGGGCAAAGAGATTAGAAACGACCATGCGGAAATGATGATGTACGTCAGAACAAAGTGGTGGTTAAAGGAGAATAGCTTAGTTCCTATTGGAGCAGACCAAAGAGCAAAACTCAGGGCTGAAATTAGTGGGGATTTTGATGATGAAGATAAAAAAGAAGAAGAAGGTTCGTTGGAAGTTGCAAAAACAATGAGGATGAACCAAAACATTTACAAACATTTAAACACATTAGTAAAATGGAGAAATCACAAGTTTTGAGAGAGCAGCTTGAGGATGTGATTGTAAGACAAGGAGATTTATTGAATCTTGCAACTTCCGAAAAGCGCGACTTTACAGAAGCGGAACAGGCAGTATTCGATGGCTACGAAGCTGACATTAAAAGGTTGGAAAGTGAAGTACAGAAGGCTGAAGTTCGGGAAAATGCTGAAATGAGGGCTAATTCAATGAGAAAGCAGCCTAAAAAGGTAGAAGAAGCTAAAGTGAACGAAAGATATTCTTTCACTAAGGCTATCAGAGAGACAATGTATGGAAGGTCATTGACAGGATTGGAAAAGGAAATGCACGAAGAAGCGTCAAAGGAGAGCGAAAGAGCCGGAACTAATATCACAGGTATTGGTATTCCTTCTTTTATGATTGACACAAGGACTACGTTGGAAAGTTCAACAGCAGCAACAGCAGCCAATACTATACCAACGGAGTTGCAGGGTTTTATTCCTGCATTAAGACCAAATTTGTATGCAACCATGTTAGGAGCGTCAATTTATGACAATCTTAGCGGTAATATTGACATTCCAAGACGTGATACTGATTCAGTAGCCGCATGGGAAGGGGAAACCGATAATGGGGCAGAAAGTAACCCTACATACGGTAAGATTCAGTTAAGACCTCATAGGTTGGGTGGATATACTGTAATGACCAAGCAGTTGTTACTTCAAAACAGTATCGGAGTTGAAGCAGACGTAAGGGATTCATTGGCATTTGCTATCAAGAAAGCGGTTGATACTGCATACTTTTATGGACAAGGTGGCAACGATCCGACAGGTATCTTAGGAACAGGAAGTATCGGTTCAGTAGCAATGGGAACAAATGGTGGTGCGCCCACATTCCCTAAGATTATTGAAATGGAAACGTCTTGTAATACCGAGAATGCTTTGACAGGACAGTTGGCTTATGTAACCACTCCGGGGATCAAAGGTTATCTGAAAGGTTTGGCAAAAGACGCAGGTTCAGGACAAATGGTTTGGGCTAATGAGGAATTGAATGGTTATAGGGCTTGGGCTTCAAATTCCATGCCGAGTACACTTACAAAAGGTTCATCCACAACGTGTCATGCAATTTTGTTTGGTAACTTTGCTGATACAATTCTTGCCCAATGGGGTGGAATTGATTTAGTTTTAGATCCATATACAGGAGCATTGAACAACTACCTGAAGATATGGATGAATAGCTGGTGGGATGTAGGTGTTAAACACCCGAAATCTTTTGTAGCTATGCTTGATGCGTTGGCAGTTGATACACTTCCTTAATCGGAATTAATTTAATAATTTTAAAATATAACGACATGAAAAAAACGATTTTGATGCTGATGCTATTTGCCTTTATTGGTGTAGTTAATGCTCAAACCGTCTATACTTTTGCGGTTGGTACAACAGCTAAAGGAGATACTGTACAGCATAATACGACTATCACAAAACCTATTACGCTAACTAAGAATTTTACAGCAGGTTCGATTCAGGTTGTAAACACTAAGATTAGCGGAACGGTTGGAGGTACGACTATTTTGCAGTATAGTGTTGATGGTACTAACTGGAAAACAAAAAGTGCGGTAGGTGATACCTTAACAAATACCAATACTACGACTAATAGTAAAATTTGGGATTTGAACCCTGTATTGTATAAATATTACAGGATTGTAACAGCAGGTTCGGGAGCAGATATGATTATGACTACAAAGGCGTATGCTTATCTGAAAGAGGAAAAGTAACACGATAACGAGAGGGTGGGCGACTGCCCTCTCTTTTAAACAAAAAACATGGCACGACCAAAAAGAATACAGACAAAAAATGAGATACAGGAAAATCCAATACCTGTAAACGTAAACGCAACAGACATGGTAAAGGTTATTGCGATCAAACAGCCTTCTCCATTCGGATATGCATATTTTATTGGAGACAGTTTTATCCTTACAAAAGAAGAAGCAAAGAAATTACATGAACTTGGAGTTATAAATTACAGATAATGAGATACAAGGTAACAACGATTTCATCAAATTTGGTAGTAACACTTGCAGATGCAAAGTTGTGGCTAAAGATAGATAGCGACACTACCGAAGATGCGTTGATTACTTCATTGATCCATAGTGCGGTTAATGATTTTGAAAGTTATTGCAATCGGGCAGTTAGATCACAGACGGTGGAGATGAAATTCAATGATTTTTCTGAAACTATTGAATTAATGAGAAGTCCGGTTGCATCCATAACATCTATCACTTATAAGGATTCAGATGGCGCAAGTCAGACACTAAGTTCATCTGTCTATGAGTTAGATTCATGGGCATTGCCTAATAGGGTTGTCTTGAAGTGGGGGCAGTCATATCCGGCTGGAACGGATGTCAAGGTTACATACACAGCAGGATATTCAGAGGTTGCGAGCATTCCCGATGGAATTAAGACCGTTATTAAAGTTATGATCAGGGATTATTATAAGAATCGGGATAACCCTAACAGGCGGTGGACTACGATGGTAGAAAGAATGATGGAACATTATAGAATAGTAGGGTACATGAAATGAGTTTCAAGATAAACGACATATCAGAACTTAATCGCAGGGTAACGATCAAAAGACCTACGATAACGAGGAACAATTCAGGTGATGAAGTAAAGACATTCGCTAATATATTGACTTGTTGGGCTGCTATTGATTATTACCGTATAAGTGAGCAGAACGAAATGTTGTTTAGTGGTAGCCAAAGATCGGTAGATGGTATAGACTTTTATATCAAATACAGGGAAGATTTTACATTTTCAACAAAAGATGTTATAACGTATAAGGGCAACGATTATGACATTGAAGCGGTGGTTGAGATGGGCTTTAAGGATTATCTAAGATTCAGAACGGTAAGGAACGTATAATGGCATTAAAGAATACCGTACATATTGACAATAACGACTTACAAAAGTTGATAGGCAGACTTGAAGGTATGACGGATAAGTTTTTAGAGCCGAAAGCGGTTAGAAGAATAAAAGTTATTGCCACAAAGCCGATGCAACAAGCGATCAGAGGGCTAATACACAATTCAGGGAGAACGAGAAGGAGGGGTAATGCAACTTATGTTTCAGGAAACCTAAAACTTGCAACAAGAGTGTTACCGTTAAGGAAAAGGCAGCTTGTTTATCTTGGAATGAGGGTTGTTAAGTCTGCAAGCGGAACTTATGGACAGGGTAACAGGGCTAATGCCTGGTATGGACACTTCGTTGAATATGGTACTACAGGAGGTCAGGGGAACGGCAGGGGTATAAGACCGCAGTTTTATTTTAACAGAGGTGTCAGGTTGGCTGAAAGTAGAAGCCTTCAGGTAATGGAACAGGAAATTAAAAAAAGATTTAATAGTTTTAAATGGTAAATCAATATCTATATAACAAGCTAAGTGAGATTACTCCAAAGGTATATCCAGACTTTATTCCAATGGCAGTTGAGTATCCTGCTATTATGATAGAATTGATTGAACTTCAGAACGAAACATATAAAGGCGGTTCAGATTTAACTAACCAAACATGGGCTATACACATTGTCAGTCCTACGGTAGAAGAGAGAAACTTATTAAGTCTTGAAGTCATTGACAAGATCGAACACAAAAGCGATCCTGCATACTATATTGACGACTGTATTCTTATAGATTCATCCACAAATTATGATAAAGATGTAGAAATGTACATCAATGTCATGTTTTTTGAAATTCGGGTCAAAGACTATGAAGCCTACGATCAAGATGCCTACGATTGGGATTTTGAAGGAACTTTGACCATAGGAGAGTTTGAGGGAGAAGGCGAAGTAATGGAGTACGGTTATCGGGCTGGTTGGGGCGACGATTACGGAACATTAGCTGACTTTTATACTTATTACGAATACGCAGGCATCTATTGGACTGATGGGGTTCTGTATGTTTGGGGTGTTAACGCTTCAGTGGTTCAGATTGGTTCGGTTGTGTTAAATGAAGGCACATATAATTCAAGTGGTTATACTACTTTTGAATGTGAAACAAATCCGTTTACAGGGGCTACAGCCGCAATTAAGGTCAAAGGAGACGCGACGGAAACATGGGATTATGAAGGTGTATTAACTGTGGGAGGTGACGGTATATTGAATAAAGGATTGTATTATGATTCTTCAGGTAATAAAAATGGGAATATAACTGGGTTTATTAGTGATTTATTCCACTATATACCCGGCACAAAAGTATTCACTATTAGGGAAGGGTCAATAGTTAAAATAGATAACAATGTTATTCAGGGTTTTATTCATTATGTACTTTCATTAAGTAGCCACTATAAGAAAATAATATTGGATTCAGACCCATTCCCTGAAGTTGGGGAAACTTGCACAATAAAAATAAAACTATGATATGGAAATAAAAATGCTAAAGACTTATGATAAAGGCTTGCCCAAGTTAAAAGAGGGTAGAGAATACTTAGTCACAAACGAATTTGGGGAAATGTTAGTCAAGGAAGGTTATGCAGAGTTTAATAAAGGTATGTTAATAAGGGAAGCAAAATTACTTTCAGACCATGTAAAGAAAACTGAGCCTGACATTCATATTCACTTTGAAGGAAAGCAAGAAGAAGAATAATTTTTAAAACTTAATATATGGCAACAGAAGGAATTGTAAAAGGGTCAATTATGCGTGTCTATGTGGAATCAGCGGCCGTTGCCAAAGCTACTGATTGTAATATAGAATTTAGCGCAAACGAGGTCAACATCGCCCATAAGGATATATCTGGGAGCTGGTCAGCTTCAGACTATGGCGAGTTGAATGCTACTATCACCACGTCAGCTTTATACGCAACAGGCGATGGGGAGACGTTTGATGATTTGTGGACTGCATTTTTGGCAGGCACGAAAGTTACTGTACGTTTCAGTACAGAGGTTGAAGGTGATACCTATTATGAGGGAGAGTTCTTAGTAACAAGTTTATCAATTAATGCACCAAACAACGAATCAGTTACTTATTCAGCTACATTCAAAAGTGATGGAGCTGTAGATTCAGATGTCATAGCAGGTTCATAACAATTAAAATTAAATATCATGCCGAGTTCAGGAATAATTAAGGGTAATGTAATGCGTGTTTATATCGCAACGACAGCAATCGCCAAAGCTACGGATTGTAGTATTGAATTTTCAGTAGGCGAAAGGACAGTTTCACATAAAGACGTTGTTGATAATTGGGGTGCAGTAGAAGCAGGGGAATATTCATGCACCATTTCAACGAATGCTTTGTATGCAGATGATGACGGTGGTGGATTTGCTGCATTATGGACAGCTTATTCAACAAGAGCATTTTTGACGTTGAGGTTTTCAACACAAGTTTCAGGGGATGACTATTTTACAGGTAGTTTTATGATTACGTCTTTGAGTATAAATGCACCAAATAATGAGAGTGTAACTTTTAGTGCGTCTTTCAAGAATAATGGTGCGATAACAAGACCAACAGTTTAATAATTCAAATAATTTATTATGACAATCACAATCAAAAACAAAGAACACTTTTTATCTTTTGGCAAAATGTTTATTATACGCATAACTAAAGAGTTGGGCGTATCATTAAACGAGTTAAGCGACTACATAAACCAAAATCCGTTGCAGTCCTCTTTAGAAATAATGAGGATTGCATTGGAGGAAGGTAAGCGCAAGAACAATGCTACAAAACAGGCTAATTACACAGTGGAACAACTTGCAGACATTTGGGATGATGAGGATGATCTGTTGGATAGATTCATGAAGCTGTTTAACGATGGTTTTGAAAAAAAGTCTACGGCAGCGACTTAATAAAAGCTGCCTACTATTATGGAATGTCCATTAGTGAAACCGACATATACGATATAGGGGAAATTGCTGAATGGGTTGAACAAAGGAGGAAATACGAAGAAGATAATTCCTTAGAGCGTTGGAGGGTAATGAGAACCTTAGCGACAATAATGGTAAACATGATGTCAAAGCGACAGATAAAGGAACAGGAGTTATTTAAGTTAGGGGATGAATTGCCGCCACCTAAGACTAAAGAAGAAATGGAAGCAATCGAAAAAGTATTTGAAAAATGGGATAAGATATGAGCAAAAGTGTAGGCACGTTAAAGGTTAGTTTCAATGTTGATAGCGGAAGTTTAAAATCTGGACTTAGTAAAGCACAAGGTTCATTTAAGTCTTTCAGTTCAAGTTTAAATAGACTAAGTATAGGGTTAGGTATTGCCGTGTCTGCACCTCTTGTTTTGATAGGGAAGGAAGCTGTAAAACTTGCTACCGAACTTGAAAAACAATATATTAAAATAGGCCATTTAGCAGGAGTTGCTGCCAATGATTTAGGTAAAATAAAATCAGGGATAAGTGGATTATCAAATCAATTAGGAGTTAGTCAATTAGAATTAACTAAGGGTTCTTATATGGCTGCATCTGGTGGGATAAGGGATGCAGCGAGTAACTTATCTATTGCAGAACAGGCAGCGAAAGGATTCGCATTAGGACTTGGTGATGTAGGTGATATTTCTAAACTTGTTACCGGAGTTATCAATGTATATGGGAAACAAACCTATACAGCAGAGAGAGTAACGGAAATGTTATTCAATACTGTCAAGGAAGGTCAGATGGAAGTTTCATCCTTGACAAATACACTTGGTAGGGTCACATCTTTAGCATATAATACCGGAGTTTCGTTTGAAGAAATGGCTGCGAATATCGCAGCATTTACAAGAGGGGGGGTAAATACAGAAGAAGCCGTTACTGGTATAAGAAACGTACTTAAATCATTAGAAGCACCAACAGCTAAATTCGTAAATGAATTAAGAGCGGCAGGTACAACGATTGAAGAAGTACAGGCAAGTATAAGGGATAACGGATTGGCTCAAACACTTATAAATCTTGTTGATACAATGAGATCAACAGGTGGTAGCGTCAATGATTTGTTTGGCAATATAAGGGGTTTAAATGACGTTTTGGGAGTTACAGGTAATCAGTCTAAAAAATATCTTGAAATAGTTAAAAAACTAACATCGGAACACGGTAATTTAGAGAGGGCTTTTTCTAACTACCAAACTACTACTGCATATAAATTAGAACAATCCAGGATAGCATTTGAAAATTTAAAAATAGAAATAGGTGAAAGACTATTCCCTGTTGTAAGGATTTTAACGGATATATTGAGGGGCTTAATAGAAAAGTTTAATTCTCTTACTGAATCTCAAAAAAATACAGTTATTCAGATTGGATTATTAGTGGCAGCCTTACCTTTATTAACAACGGCTTTAAATGCAATAGGAACGGTTTTATTGAATGTTGTTGCACCTGCATTTATGGCAGCACTTAAAGGATTGGGTTCATTTTTGGCATTAACAGCACCCGCACAAGCAGGAGTATTGGCAATAGCTGGAGCAGCGTTTTTAGTATGGGTTTATTGGGATGATGTTGTTTCATTGATTAGGGAAGCTGTAAAGTTATGGGAAGATTTAAGTTCTTGGGTAATTAAGGTAACAACTATTTCAAGCAACGATAAAGGATTTAGCGGTTATTTGCAAATGCAGATTGATGCATTAACCTTACAAGCTAAAGCTATAAAAGAATTTTTCTCAGGTAATATAAATACAGCCGCAGATTTATGGGGTGCAGGTATTGGTTTGTCAATAGGGGATAAGAGTGTATATTCCAAAATGAGCGAGGAATTTAATAATAGTGGAAAAGAATCCGGAAATGCATTTTGGGAAGGTTTAAAAGATGGTTTAGCAAAAAGAGGTAAAGATGTAGAAGAGGCATGGCAAAGAACTACAAAATGGTTCACTAAAAACATATTTGACCCTAAAGATATTGAATTTAATATCGTAGGGTTTTTAGATAAATTAACTAAAGGTATTCAAAAAGCTGCTCCAACGGTTAAAGATACAGCCGCAGTATCAGCAAGCGCATCCGTGCCTGTTACTAAGGTAGATGTAGCTGCTTTAACAGGATTTCCTAAGTCTGAATGGTCAGCAAGAATAAACAAATTAAGATTAGAACAAGATACTATAAGTTCAGAAATTGATTCACTTGTAAATAAACTAAAAGATGATGTTTTTGCAAGTGATAAAATGAGTAAGGTTGAACGTGAATTTATAAACAATAAGATAGCCACGTTAGATAAATTAAGGAACTCTTATGGTGGATTAATTGAAGCGATAACAACAGGAACAGAAACTACCGATGTAGGAGAAGCTATACAAATGTTTCTTGGTAAAATTCCTGTATATGAAGATCAGATTGATGCCCTTGTGGCTTTATTTAAGGAATTAAATGTGGAATTTGAAAAACTTAACATAAGGGCAAGTGAAATAGATATAAGTGGTATTCAAAAATTTATGGATCAATGGAAAAAGTTTAAAAGTTTATTTGGACAAGGTTCACAAGATATATTTAGTTCAATGTTTGTTGGACTTAATAAATTATCAGGATTTTGGAGTAAATGGGGAGAAGAAATTGAAGGTGTAATGGGATTACTTAATGGGTTAGGTAATTTAATAAGTCAGATTTACGACAATAGAATAGCAAAGATAGAAGAATCATATCAAAGTGAAATAGATGCTATCAATGGTGGTAGAATGTCAGAAAAGAAGAAGGCCGATGCTATTGCTAAGATAGAAAAAGAAAAGGAAGAAAAGATTGCCAAAGAGAAACGCAGACAAGCAATATTTTCTAAAGCATTATCTATTGTTGATATTATTGTAGGTACAGCAGCTTCAGTAGCAAAAGCAGGAGAACCTATATTGGCCGCCATAAATGCAGCAACAGGAGCAATAGCATTAGCAACAGCGATAGCAACTCCAATACCAAAGTATGCAAAGGGTGGTATCTTTTATGGTAGAAGTATAGGCGAGATTGGGGAATATGCAGGAGCAAGACATAACCCGGAGGTTGTTTCTCCGTTATCAGACCTTAGAAAGTTACTTGGTGGTAGTGATGTATATGTAAGGGGTGAAATAGATGGTTACAAATTAGCTATTGTTCAACAGAACGCAGCACAGCGATATAAGAGGTTATGAGCAAGACAGCCGATTTTATAGTGAATGATTACTTAGGTACGACTTATACAGTTGAGGTTTATAACGAGAACCCAACGTATGTACAGCCTGTTGTACATTTTAATCATTTGGAAATGAGGATGGTTTGGGACAAAGACGACAAAGAAAACTTGTGGGGAATTTACAGACACAGAATAGAACTGACTACCTTAATTGAGTTATCTAATGAACAGGTATTCTTAAACGATATTATCGCTGCAAAGGAAAACGATATTTGGTGTACAGTTACAAGAACGATAGGAGAAACGGACACAGAGATATTCAGGGGTTATCTCTTAATGGACACTATCACAATCGAGAACAGACCAAGACCTTTACAGTTTTCATTTACATTTACGGATAGTTTAGGGAAAGCAAGTGAAGTGGATTATAGTGTTAATATTTATAACTATATAGTCAATCTTGGTTCATTAGGAAGCATTGTAGAGTACACATATAAAAGGATAACAGACATTATTCAGGCTTGTTTACAAGACTTGAAAATAAATGAAATATATTCCACAAACGATGCTTTCAGAATTATCAGTTCATTAAAACCGGATGGATTTAGCAGTTTAGGTGGTGCAGAGTATTTATGGGATTATATGGATGTAGTTGCATTACCAAGTTTAGGGTGGTACGATGAAGAAGGTGAAGAAGATTTACAGACGGTATTTACTCCGATAACGGTAGAATCAGTCCTAACAGAATTGTGCAGATTATTTAATGCTATATTTTATTACCATGAGGGTTTATATCATTTTGAGAATCTTGATAGCAAACTAAATGCAACAAATGATGCATGGGTTTATAAGACCACAAGAACAAATGATCCTCCATTACCCAACGGTGTAATTGAAGAAGATTATGTAAGTCAAAGGGTTGAAATAGATCATTCTGATTATAAAATATTGGCAGGTGGAAATATAACATTTTTACCTCCTGTTAGAAGAATAAAGTGTAACTACAAACTTAAAAGTGGTAATTACCTTATAGGTACATTGTTCGATGATGATCATTTTACAACTTTGCAGGAAATTGTACCTATTGATGTCGAATTAGACGGTAGCGCACCATTGACGAGTTTCAAATTAGTTTCCTATTTTAAGAATACCATAGATGTCAAAGTAGATATTTATAATGAATATCCTATGTTTACTTTATATCAATACACGATAAAAGTAAATGACAAATATTTAAAAAGAAAATTCACCGGATGGCTACCTTCGGGGAAAGAGGTTTACACAGATGTGGAATGGTCAACAGGTGCAGGATATTATGAAGTTTTAGTAGATAATTATTCGGTCTATACAGAGAGTTATAGTGATGCAATACTTGAGCATATTGTTACTATAGAGGAAACCATACCCGAAAGCGGAACGCTTGAGTTACTTATCGAAATGTACGGTTTAGTTTTCAATAGCGGAAATACTAAAACAGATGTGCCAAGGGTAGATGCAGAGATAACGGAATGGCTTAATTTACATAATTATTTATATATCTATAATGCACAGGAATTAACTGACACGCAAGTTTCCTATACGGCAACAAATGACACTAATAACTTAAAGAAAATTGAATACAACGGTCTATTCTTAGAATATGGACAGGCTAATACACGTTATAAAGTGGTTATATGGGATGATTTGTTAGTGAAGTCCACGAATGGTTGGTCAATAGGAGAAGGTTCGGTGGAATACCTACAAATGCTTACATTGAGAAGTCAGACCGAGTTCAGACAGACTATGCGGAGAATGTATAATATAAGCATCTTGCAATATGCCACTACCTACCTTACTCCTGCAATGCTGATTCAATACGATAGTAGTCCGATAAATGAAAATCTTATAATGAGATTGGAACACGATTGTCGTACAGCCGAAACACAATTAGAGTTAATGCAGTTTGAGAAAGGCAGCGATCCCGTAGTTTATGATATTAATACAGGTGTGGATATAAAAAAAATAAAAGATGCCCCTAAAACTATATTTGGAGGGTTTAATCCTGACCCTGTATTTAATTATATAAAAACGACTAAAGTAATTGTTCCAAGTGATACAGAAATCCATATAACCGGATTGAAAGGTAATTATTTTGAGGGTGATGTACTTGAAATTTGGTATTATTCTGAAGGGGTTTTCACAACATCAGATAGATTGGTGTGTATGTTAAGTGCAGATGCTAATAATGGTGATTTAATATTAAATGTATTTGAGGTAAACCCCGATTTCTTTTTGCCTATTGGGAGTAGAGTTGAATTTTATGCAAGACCTACATTTAGAAATATATATTATCCGGCACAAATCAATTATAATTTTACTAACATTACATTAGACCCGAAATATATACTTCCAGACGAAACTATTTTAAGTGAAAATGCTATAAGGAGGAAAATACAAGTAAGATTGAATGGAGCTTATGCAAATTATATTCATATTAATAATCCATTAGTTAATTATGCTGATTTTAGAATAAATA